AACGTCGTCCGCGAGCGTATCTGTATGCGTTACACTCAGTAGTTTGTGGTACGAGCTGACGCCACCCGCTGCATCGCTGAATGGGAAAAAGGGAATCGCATGACCACCAACCGACAACATAACTTGATCGCCGCTGGCTGCGTTTGCTGGGCCGATGTTTGCTACCGTGAACGCTGGGCCGTATTCCTCGTACCCGGCACCGGACCAGTACGCTCGCTTAGCGCTTCCCTCTGTGTCAACAGCGATAGCTTCCTGCAGGACGGCTATGGTTTGTGACTCGCCTGGTCTGTTGGGGTCGCTCTTGCTACGCTGGAGACGGGCAGCAAAGTCTCGGATGGTATTCAGATCCTTTGCCGGGAGGAAAGGCTGCCCAGGCTTGAAGTCGGGTATGGCGTTGATGTTACCCATTAGACTTAGTCTTCCTCTGGCTCTGAGTCCAGCAAGGCGTTCATGTTCCAACTAACATACGGTATCGGGTCCACTGCCAGGTAGTTGTGGTCAGTTACGTTCCAGATTTTGTTCCAGCTTTCAAAGCGTTCCCGGAACGTATAGGACAGCGTGTATGGTCGAGACCCTTGAGCAGTGATCTCACGTTCTGCGGATGCTCCGAGGAACAGCAACGTCTCCCCGTCCAGCCCCAGAAACTCACCAAGATTGACAGCCCCGAGTCTGGCGCTGATTTGATCCTTGGGTATCTTGTCGAGGTCGTGCCTGGTGATGATGTGGTCGATGGTCGGCACTGTAATTGTAACCTTCTGCGGTACCTTCTTTCCGTTGTCGGTCCCCTCGGTCCATTCAAACGACTGCTCAGGGATCTCAAGCAGCTCGGCATTGAATTCCATTCTCTCCGTGGCAAGCACACGCTCCTTCTCCGTATCCCCGCTGTCCGATTCAATCGGTTTATAGGTCACGTAGATTCGGGCTTGCGGGTACGAAGCATTTCCATCCGAGTCCTTCCCCTCCGTCCCAAAGCCTTCGAAGTGGGCCTGCTGGGCGGCTAGGGTAGTGAGGGGTGGGAACGTTGCGGGATGCGTGTACCCAACCACGAGATCACCCGCGTTGGCATACGTACCCAGCAGCGCAACCATTACCGTGATCTTGTCGTCCCAGTCGCAGTCGAAGATTCGTTTCCCTTCGGCCCCGTCCTTACCGAGCTTAAGGGTCATGCTGCCCTTGGGTTCCGTGCATTCTTTCCCACCGATTGTTGGCATACTTTCTCCTGCCTAATTCATCTGCAAGCCGGTCTTCATGTTCTTCAGTATCTCGTCAGCGATCTTTGTGTGCAGCAGCTTCAAGATTTTGTTGCGTTCTTTGGCGGCCTTGAGCAAGTCCTTCTCACGTTGCTTCTTGGCCTCCTCCTGGCTACCGGCTACGGCGGCCAGTTGCAGTTTGTTTGCAAGCTGGGCGATGCCCACGAACGCGGCCGGGCTGTCGTCCTTCTTCTTCGATTTCTTCTTGGCGTCTCTATTTGCATCTGCCGCATCCTTGCGAGCTCCCTCCAGCTCCATCATCTTGATCTTCGTATCGGTCATAGCCTCAATGGCCATGTCTTCCTTTCGGCTCTTGGAATTTTTCTTGAGCTGCTTCTCCTCTATCTCGAGCAGCTTAAGTTTTTCCTTCAGTGTTCCGTTGGAACGAATCTCTGCAGATATCAGACGGAGCACTTCATCCGTCTGACGCTTGGTCCTTGCTGCGTCTTCTGCTGCCCACGCTTTCTCGACCGCATCCAAACGCATCTGACGATATTTCTTGTACGCCTTCTCTAGCTTTTCGATATTCCATTTGCCCTGCGTTCCCATGTTCTTCTGCTCGTCCTTGATCAGCTTGAGGTAGTGTTGCAGTTTATCCATCTCGTCGTTAAGATCAGCCATCGGCCCCTGCTCGGAGCTCCCGGCCGTTTTAACCATCGCACTCAAAGCTTTGCCCATATCCTTGTAGCGATCCTTGGCCAGATCTGAAATTTCCCGAATGCCGAGGGCTTTGGAAATCAGATCCGACATCGACTTGGTATGTTCCCTCGCGGCTTTAGCTGCGGCTTTCTGGGCGTCGCGCATTTCCCGGAGTGCGGCAGCGGCTTTCTTCGCTGCCTTCGCCTGCTCCACCAGCTTGACCCTCTTGCGCTCGTAGGCGGCTTCGTATTTAGGATCATGTATTGCCTCTTCGTTTTCCTGAATGTCCAACAGCTCCATAAGGTATGGGCTGAGCGCTTTCCCTATCTGGTACCCAGCGTATCCCGCGGCGGCACCCATTGCCAGCATTACAGGGATCGTCTTACTCATCATGGCAGCCGAGCGTAGTACACCAACGTTGGCCACATCTTGCGCAATCCGAAGTGACATTACTGCAGCGGCCGCCTTCCCGGTAGCCCCGGCAAAAACGATCATCTCCCCTGTCATAAACGCTAGGATCTTTATGCCCACGGCAAGCGATGCGACGAGAGCAAGCACACCCATCGTTAAGAAGACTACGGCAGCCACCACCTTCTTCGATGTGGCGCTCCACCCGTTCAACCAACCCACAACGGTTTTCAACACAACAGCCAACGCCTTTACGGTGGGAGCTAGAGCACGGCCGAGACTTATGCCCAGTCCCTCTGCCGCACTCTTAAGCTTTGTCAGAGCACCGAAGAACGTCGCCATTTGAATGTCGGCGATACGCTTGGCAGTCCCCCCTGCATCCCCCAGCTGGGCTTGGAACTTACGCAGAGCCGCCCCGCCTTCGTTCAGCATCGCCGACATACCGGGACCAGCCCTCATCCCGAATATCTGCATAATCACTGCGGACTTTTCAGCCTCCCCCTTTCCGACCAGAGCGGCGTTCAAGTCGTCAACGATGTCCGCAGTGTTACGAAGCTTCCCGTTGGTGTCGATGGTCACAACACCCAGCGCGTCCAGTTTGGATTTAGCTTCAGCCACACCACCAGCCAAACGTGTGTACGCATTTCGGAGGGTGGTGCCTGCAAGACTACCCTGTAGCCCTGCATTGGACAGGATCTGAATGTCGGCCACCACGTCCTCAATGGACTTGCCCATCGACCGTGCCACCGGTCCAATGAATTTCATCGCTTCGCCCAACTGGTTCAAGTCCGTGTTGGATGTGGTGAACGCCTTGGCTAAAACGTCTACTGCACGACCCAACCCAGCTGCTTCGATTCCCATCCCCTTCATAACCTTGGCAGCGATGTTTGATGCCGTGGCCATGTCGAGCTGCCCGGCGGCTGCGAGGTTCAGGACGGCCGGCATGGATGAGATGATCTCGTTTGACTTAAATCCGGCAACGGCCAAGTACCCCATCGCGTCACCGGCCTGCTTTGCTGTAAACTTCGTCGTTCTACCAAGCTCCTCTGCGCTGGAAACCAGCCCGGCGAAGACTTGCTGGTTGGCCCCGGTGATCGCGTGGACTCTTGACATGGTTTGCTCGAAGCGACCGAAGACATACAGCAGTCCACCGACAGCTGCGGTGGCTACGACAAGCATTCTCTTCGCCGCCCTGCTGACGCCTTCCATCTGCACCGATGTCTTCCGCAGAGAATCGCGTGTGCGATACAAGCGACGGTACATGTCTGAGTCCCGTATCGTCAGCTCTGCGTAGAGTTCCGCGATCTTAAAGGCCATCTACTTTCCTTTCCATCCCGATTGTCGGGCTACCTTTTTGATGTCTTCGTAACTCCTTACTGGTATCCACACGCGGTTCGCCTTTGGGTCTTCGTCTGGAGTCAGGTACGCATTCAACTGGAACAACGACAGCTTCCCTATTTGGTCTGCGGAGAACCCGAACTCTCTGGAGAGGTGTTTGTAGATCCACCCCCAGATATCCTTTATTTGATCTCCTCCTGGTTCCCCGCCGAGGATTCCCCCGCTACCACCTCCTTCATCCCGCTGACGCGGTCCATGAATTCCTGCATCCGCAGAAGGGTGGCTTCGGTTAGGACCTCTTCTACGTCGGCCTCAGTCATCCCAGGCTGCTCCGTCTGCAGCATCAGGTGCATAACAAACTGGGACCCTTCAAGGGAACTGAAGGCGGCAGCGATAGCGCCGACATCTCTAATGCTCACCCGCTGCCCTTCCTTCATTGCTTCGTAGATCAGCTTGTCCCGCATCTCGTCCGAAATCAGATGAGAGTTTCGTTCGAGCTGCTGCTCTACCACACGCATTGGACGATCCTGGAGCCACTGCTCCATTTTGCCAAGGTCGGATGTGGAGAGCGGGGACAATTTCAACGGCTTCCCCTTGTGGGTAAACGACAGGGGCACCGCGGCCATCCTGTTCAGGCCGGGACCTTCCATCTCTTCCCGTACTTCGTCAACCATCATGCTTCTCCTTCGCCAGTTATGCTATGACTAAGTGGGGTCTACCCAAGCGCCACTGGAGGTGTACGTGAACGAGTACGACACCTTCCCCTTTACATCACTGCTAACGCTGACGCCGGTGACCCGCGCAGTGGTGATGTCAAAGGTCTTCCCAGTGGTTCCGATGTACGCACGAATCCGCACAGTAGTCCCGGTGATGATGTTAGGCGGGTTCAGTCTGGGATTGGCATCGGTATCCCAATCAGCTTCGACAGTCCCGGTAATCACCCGGTCGACGTGGATCGACGACTGGATGCCCGAGCTGCCGGAGTGTGTGGTCTCTGCCGAGGTCTCAGCTTCTTCCGCTGACCATGTGCGGATGTTCAGATCGGTGGTACCGACAGTAACCTTGCCGCCAACACCGGATGAGAAACTAGGCATGGCTTACTCCTTTCTACTTTGTCTCAGCCTACGCCGACGCCATGATAACCATGATGTCGTAGATCGCGGCCAGGGTGGACTGCTCCTGTACCATCAGGATGTCAGCAGTTGCCGCAGTGACCACGTACCCGGTCGCACCAGGAGCCCACAGCAGGAATACCCCGCCGGGCCTTACCAACACACCTTCGCAACCAGGCTTGAGCGAATCTGTGCCACCGCCGGTTGACGAAATCCAGGTGTCAAATGCGTTGGTTCCGTCACCGCCAGTTCCCCCACCAACCATGATAACGCTGGCGGTAGTACTCGTGTTCTTCACGCAGATGCACTTCACCCGAGCCGCGGTAATGGTTGCGGCGAAGATGTCAGTGAGTGTTCCTGCAAGGTCGTATGAATCTTTTGCGTCGGCAATCATGGTCGTGGCATCGAAGTAAACCAGGTCAGCCTTGTCGGCTGCGGTTCCGTCTGCGAGGCTGTCATTCAGCGTGATCTTCGGGGACGACGTTGCAGTTCCCGAAAGATCCCCAGCTTTGGTGTACTCCGCTGAAACGGACAGCGTCAAGTTTGCGGTCAGTGCCATCTCTGCTCCTCTCCTTTACGTGGTACTCTTTAGTGATCGCTGAACCAAGAACTCCATGATTAAGATACCGTGGTAAACCTCCTTTCCATCCGCCTCCCGGTCGGGGTCAACGTCCACCGTATGACCTCCCATGTACACCGCCAAGCACTTCCCGAAGTCGAGAACGAGTAGCGTGCTTGCAAAACTCTGCTCTACAGTCTTTACTTTGTCGAAGCAGTCCACCGCACTGCTCGAATAGATGTTGACGAGCACCGGGACTGTCTCCGTAATTGCATCTGCATCGGTTTGGTAGTCCGGATCGGTTGCCGGGTCCACATTGACCACACAGAACGGAAGATTTGTGTCGGCTGGAGCAAACCCGAAGGCTACCTTGGTGATGTCGGTAGCGCCACTCCCATCTCCTGGTGACAGGATGCTAACCAGCCTCGAACGCACGGCCATTGGCAAATACTTCAAGTTACCGTCCCTTCTCCAGGATGCGCTTTATCCGTTTCCGAAACTCCCACATTCCGCGACTCAACCACGGGCGCCTCTTCATGTTCTTCGTACCCAGCTCAAGGTACTTACCGTACTTCAAATTTGTCCCCACCCTTCCAGTCATCAGCTTCCTGCTGTACTCGTACTTGATGCTCTTCCGAAACGTCTTGCTGACCATCTTCGGGTACTCACCAGGTGTGCTCGGGTCCATTCCGTACCAGAACGACCCCTTGAGGAACTTCCCACCCGCATCTCGAGCGCGTTGGAGACGCTGCGTCCGACTCACCTTCTTGCGGATGTATCGCGTCAGGGCAATGGTAGCTATGCGAACGCGCGCACACTCAATGTCTTGGGTATGCTTGATGGCTTCATTGCCATACCACTTCATCGGACTCATGCTAGCCTCTCGTCTACGTCTGCACGATACAGGATGCCCTTGCCTGCGCTTGCGTCTTTGTACCCGCGCACCACCAGCTTCGTGCCGTCTGCTTTCACGATTCGGTCGCCTTCAGTTAGAGATTGATCTGTGCCGAAGAATACTGAATGGGTTACGGTCATGTTGCGCCGCTCGTAGAAAATTTCCAGGTTCGAGGAGATGCTTTGGAACCATCCGTACACTGTTGAAGCGTCGGCAGCCCAATCACTAACTGCCGCCCCTAGTTTATCCTCGACCCCTTCAACCAGCCGCTCTATCGTTACCGGTGTATCCATTTCAGCTATCATGCTCGAAGGGCCGTTGAGCGTTGACGCGCTGCCGTCTGTTACTTCAAAGCGGATCGGGGTTGAGACCGACACCCCACCGTCAGTCGAGGTTAGTATTCCGGTGTACCATCCGATCTCAGTGACGGCCACGTCCACAGATCCGTCGCCTACTACCGCAGCCCAATCGGTCCAGGTATCCTCGCCGTCGATCTGAGTCTGAAGGACGTTGGAGGCTGTTGCGTCGGACCCGGTGACGGCTATCGTTGAGCCGGTGCCGTCCTCCTGGTCGGTGGCAGTGATGACTGGGGTGGAAGGGGTGGAGGCGGCGGAGTACGTGCCAGTCAGCGTGTGTGAATCTCCGAAGGTTCGACCTAGCTGAACCTCGGCCTCGGTGGCTTCGTGATAGGTGCCCGCCACGCCGTCAACCGTATCGTCCTCGGTGACGTTGCCGACGTCGGGGAAGTCGGGCGAGTATGTGCCGGTCAAGGCTTCCAGAGCGCCAAAGGTGACGCCCAGCTCTACCTCTCCCGCAGTTGCTTCGTGATACGTACCCGTAGCACCATCAACCGTATCGTCCTCGGTGACGTTACCGGCGCTGGAGAAGTCAATCACCCACGTATTGAACTTGAAGGCGATGTTCTCGGAAACGTACTTCCAACGGTAGGCCATCTTTACACCCCTACACCGTCGTTATCATTGAATCGAGTTTGGTGACGATTACGGTTTTCAGCTCGTCCACGATAGCGTCGATTATGTCCTGTTTGGCTTCGGTCGCGGCGCTGTCGGTGCCGCGGTTTACAGTGTCCAGGTCAAAGGCGTGTTGGGCTGAAGCGTTGCCGTAGGTCTCAACAACAAGAACCTCGTCCAAGATCACCTTGGCGGCCGCGTCCTCAATCTTGATAACCAGCCGCGCTGCCTGCATCTCAGTCGCAGTGAGCGTGATAGAGAACGTCGCGCCCTCGTCCACTGCTGTGTTGTCGCACTGCGTGCTGGCCCCACCGTCCTTGATGACCTCACAGTCAACAGCAGCAGGCACCCACGCATCATTGATGTCAACGCCGGTTATCCCGTAGACCACAAAGTCAAAGGTCGCCCCGACTCCGTACTTGCGTAAGTGTACGCCTTGCATTAGTTGCTCCTTCTGCGGCGGAAGATCGCGATGTCGGTGACGGGCTCTTGCAAGTCAGCGTTTTGGACATAGCCGGTGACTTCATCGTTATTTGCTCCACCGTAATTTCCGCACCACCCGACGTACTGAAAATCCTTTTTCGAGGTATGTAGCGCAACAGACTGCGTATCTACCAGCGTGCTATGGCCACTATCGGAGTATACAGAGTGGTATAGGGTGCCCTGCGCGCCCACAGCCTCGTCTCGATAAAGCTTGTTATACCTTAGAACGTTATAAGTATCATTGTAGAGGTCTTGGTAGGGAGTACCGGAATCGAATTCTACCAGGACTATGCGGTTTACCGGGCCTGCAACGTTTCCATACCGAGCATAGAAAAACGATTC